CTACCCGGAAATTCTGGCTTAACAATAGATAATGATAATGGTTCTGCTATAGAACTTTTTATGCAAATGTATTATGGTACAAATTATTCGCAAGCTAATCCTCCCGGAAACAATACTGGGGATTGGGTAAATCATGATAATGAGACTGTACAAGACAGTGCAACAAATTGGTATTTAACAAATGGTGCAACATTTGAAATTACAGGCGTTCAATTAGAAGTAGACCATACTGGGACAGGCGTGGCAACAGATTTTGAGCATAGGTCATTTACAGATGAATTATTAAGGTGTCAACGATATTATTGGAGGATGCCATTTGATGGAGAATCAAGCCTCTTTCTTTATGGTGGTGCTTATGGTAGTGGTTCAGGTTTTGTTAGGTATTCATTACCAGTAAAAATGAGGGCAACTCCAACTTTTACTTATACTGATGTCCGAACAACGTCAGGACTATCTCTGTATAACAGCCAATATGAATTGTCAGTACAAATGGCTGCTGAGAATGCTTATGTAAAAAACCCGAAACTAGATGCGGAGCTTTAGTATGACTTACAAATTATTAGCAAATAATACAGATCCAGTAACAGGTGAAACTACAGAAAGCACTTGTATTTTAAGAAAAGAAGATAATGCCTTTATTCCAAAAGACGAAACAAACACCGATTACCAAAAGTACCTTAAGTGGGTAGCAGAAGGAAACACAGCGGAGGCAGCTGACTAATGGCACTAACACAAGTAAGCACCGGCGGTATTAAAGACGGTCAGGTGCAAACAGCTGATCTGGCAGATGGTCAGGTCACAGTTGGTAAACTACATGCCGATGCTCTTGATCATACCTACACACTAGGAGCAGACGGCAGTAACCACTATACATTTACAGGAGAGGGCTTGACCGGTGCGGTTAATGACCCTACCTTGTACCTTACACGTGGTAAAACATACAGATTTGTAAACGGTAACTCTGCTGGAGCACATCCGTTTCGTATACAAACAACAGTCAATGGCTCGGCTGGTACAGAGTACAATACAGGAGTCACAAATAACGGAGGAGCTGGTGGGTCTACAATAGTATTTGAAGTACCACATGATGCTCCAGACGTGCTATACTACCAATGTACCTCACACGGTTCTATGGGTGGTATCCTTTATGTTACAGGAGCACTAGCTGACGGTACAGTCACTACAGCTAAGATTGCAGACAGTAACGTTACAACAGCTAAAATTGCAGACGAAGCTGTAACACTAGCCAAACTACCTCATGGCACATCATCTAACGATGGTAAGTTCTTACGTGCAAACAACGGAGCAGATCCTAGCTTTGAGACAGTTACAAGTACAACAATAAACAACAACGCAGATAACAGAGTTATTACTGGCTCTGGTACTGCTAATACTCTAAATGCAGAGTCAAGTGTAGTTGTAGATTCGTCTGGAAGAGTTCAAATAGGTGGTGTAACTGGCCCTAATAATGCAAAATTATTTGTCGCTGGCACAAATAGCACAAACTATATGACTTTTAGAAACACCTCTGCTGGTGATGGTAGTGGTGCAAGATGGAATAATATAAGATTTCAAGGAACTCAAAGTGGTGGTGAGGTTAGTGATTTAGTTCATTTACAAGCAAACCATGATGGCACAGCAGATGACGAAAAAGGTGCTTTTGAGGTACTTATAAATGATGGTAATGATGGTGACAGTCTAAATAAAAGAATTAGAGTTGATTCTGATGGATTGAAATTTAATTCAGACACCGCAGCAGCCAACGCACTTGACGACTATGAAGAAGGTACTTTTACTTGTACTATTACAGGTTCATCTTCTAGCCCTAGTTATAGCACAAGTTCAAATGGAGGTTTTTATGTTCGTATAGGTAAATTTGTAAGTTTATACTTTTTAATGATAGTAAGCTCAGTTTCTAGTCAAGGAAGTGGTAACTGGCAAATTGAAGGTTTACCATTTAGCCATGATAATAATGTTAATTCTTACAGATCAATAGGTATTATTGGATATAATGATATTTTTGATTTTGAAGTTCATAAATTATATGCAACTAATGGCGATAAACTTTTAATAATTCCTAACGGTGTAACCCAAGGAAACCAAACATTTTCCCAAAATCCCATGTCTACTGGATATTTTGGTTTTTCAATTACATACAGAACAGATTCATAATGGCATTAACAGAAACAACAGAATACGACAAAATAGAAGTTGTGGGCAGCTATAAAAAGGTGCAAGTCCGCAAAGCAACAGTCATCAAAAAGAATGGCACAGAACTTACAAGATCTTTTGAAAGATATGTACTACATCCAGACTCGGACATAAGCAAAGAACCAGCAGAGGTTAGTGCTATATGTAATGCAGTTTGGACAAATGAGGTAAAAGAAGCGTGGAAAACATACCAAGCATCCTTATCCCCAGCATAACAAAAATAGAGACAGTAGAAATACCGTTACCTACAGCTGATGTACCATATTATACGCCTATGGTAGTCCCACCTAGTGATCTACGAGATCAAGAGGATGAGCCTGTCAAAACTGTAGAAGAAACACCACCCCCACCTACACTTAAAATACCGTTTATTAAGCAGCCAGTGCCTGCACCCTCTACTGAGGTTGTAGTCACAGCCCTTACAACGGCGGTTGTAGCTGTATCAACGACAACGTTATCGCAGCCTATAATCGAATGGATACGTAAAAAGATTCAGAAATTCCTACAAGATAAAATCACCAAATGGAGAAAAAACCGGAAGAACAAAAAGGACTCCTCACAAAACTAAAGGAGAAAATAGACGACCATGATGAGCAAATGGCTGTACTGGGGGCGATGGTTCGTCTTGGTGTTGTTATCTGGTCTGGGTTTATCATAACACTAAATTATGTAGAATTACCCATGGTCAAGAAATCTAATGCGTCAGCTGATATTACATTTGTTGCTTCAATATTTACTGGAGCACTCGCTACTTTCGGCTTGTCCACAGGCAATGGTAAAAAAGACAAAGAAAAACCAAAGACATGACTAAATGGATAATACTCTTAAGCCTGTTGTCACCCGCAGTTGCAAGAGCAAACACTGTCACGCCCCAGTTCACAACAGGGTCGATGCAGTCAACAACGACAACATCACAAACTATAACAGAAACAATAGAACACGACGTACTAGGAGCCGAGGTAAAAACTTGGTCTGGTACAAACGTTGTACCCAGTTCTACGATTGGTGCAGAAAACGGCACATATTCAGTCGTAACAGGTGCAACAGAATGGGATTTACAGATCACAACAAGAGAAGCAGGGACAATAGAAACAATAACAATAGACAGAACAATAGAAACAGAATCTACTACCAACTCTTACTCTATCTTTGCACAATAGGTACACCTGTATTTGCTGATGGAGAGGACACTAACGTTAGTAATCCTGTGGCTGCTGCTACCGGTAACGTGACTAACCAAGCTGTACAGTTTCAAAATAACGGTGCGTCGTCACGTCAAATATATGGCCCAAACATACAATGCAATGGGTCTACTATGACCTTTAGCCCTTTTTATATGGGTAATCACAGCAAACCGTTTGATGAGTTTATGCAGCCTAGTAGTTATACTATAGCAGAAAACTGGGGATTTCAAATTAACTTTATGGTTCCGCTAGATAAGTCAGGATATAAACAGTGTAAAGAGATGGCAAAGAGATATGAGGAAAAGATGAAGCTCGAGTTTGAAATTACACGAGCACACAAATGTGCAGACTTAATGAAAAAAGGTTTCATGTATAGACCTAACACACCAAATGCAAAGATGTGTCAGGATATAGTACCTATTGTTAAAGTCAAGCCACCTAAACCAGATAAAAACAAATTTAAGTTTTTCTAATGAGCACACTATCAAGACAGATTGCAGCACAGGTAGCTGCTGAAAAAAAGAAACCAAAGAAAAAAACAAAAGCAAAGCGTGACGAAGCCGGACGTTTTGTAAAAGATGAAGCAGACCTTAACACACCATCACTATGATTGCATTAATTAAACCACTACTGCTCAAGCTATTAAGCAGTAAAGCTGTAAAAGAGTTTGTAGTAAAAGTACTAGAAGCATACAGCAAAACAACTGATAACACAATAGATGACAAGCTAACAGCTCTTGTCAGAAAGAATTTATTACCAGAAGAATAATGGAGAATCCAAGGGTTATACCCAAAAAAGCAACAGAAGAGAGTTTTAACGAGCTACACTACCTTGTTACAGAGGACTTTCTACGCAGAATTAAGAGTGGAGAAGCAACAGTACAAGATCTAAAGGCAGCTTGTGATTGGCTAAAAACCAATGACATCACAGGTGTCGCT